AATTTTAAACTTAAAATCATTAGAGTTATCACCTAATACTCTTACTTTAACATTTCCCGCTTGAACTTCACCAAAAGCTTGTCTTGGGTTCATATCAACGTTTTTAGACTTAGCTATACTTTCTTTTAAAGCATCAGCTCTACCTTGTTCGTAAAAATGTTTAGCAACAGCATCAGCATTCATTGCCGTAAACAAAGATTTGTGATAACCCGCAGCATCTTCCATTTCATTGTTTTTGTTCAAAAACTTTTTGACAAAATTATTAATGTCGCTTTGAGTTTCTTTTACCTCGTTTGTATTTTTAACATTAAACCTATATCTTTTTTCACCAACATTATAATCAAAACCTTTAAAGTTTTTATTAAATATATTGTCAGTTTTTAATTTAAAAGTTTTAGTTTGTTGTTCTACAACTTTTTGATTCTCTTCTGATTCTTTGTTGTATCTATTGAAAAAATTAATAGCTTTCTGTTGTTCAGGAGTCAACTTTGACCCGGCTTTAATTTCTTCATAGTATTTGGACTTTTGACCGTCCAAGTGGTCTCTAGCGCTGGCAACTTGCTCTTTAAACGCTAATTTTTTTCTTTTTATATCTCTTTCAGTATCTTCTTCTTCATCTATTGAAAAAGAATCTTCTATTAAAAAACTAATTTCATCGTCTGTAAGATGTTTTTTAGTTTGTTTATAATATTCTCTTAACACGCTATTGTCATCAAACTTACTATAGTCTTGATTTAATCTAACGTAATCTTCAACGCTACCACCAGTTTCTTCTATAAAATCAACTAGCTTTTGTATATTTTCTGGTAAATCTTTACCTGTTTCTTGAGCTTCAGTTATAGCTTCTTTAGTTTCTTCAACTAATTCTTCAGTTTTTTCTTCAACTTGCTCTTCTGTTATTTCTTCAAGAGTGGGTTGCTCATCTTGAACTTGTTCGGAGACTTCTTCTCCGGTAGGTTTTTCATCTGTTGCTTCGACGTTTTCTTCGAGTACTTTTTCGCTAGTTTCGGATTCGTCGCGTACAGAAACCTCATCTGTGCTTTGCTCTGGAACGGCATCTTCTTCTTTTTTTTGTGGGTTGTTTAAATCTATTTTAACGACATTGTCGTCTTTTATTTCTTCTTTTGTGCTAAGATCTACCTTAGCAACATTATCTGTTTCTTGTTTTTTTGCCATAATATAATATAATAATAATTAATAAATTTTATCTAGGATTAAAAGAGCTTAAATTAAAATCTCCACTAAGTATATCATTACCTGCAGATTCAAAGTTTTTAGGTGGTTTACCTGTTTTTCTTTGATCTATAAGTTCACTTTGTTGTGAAGCTTGTATCTTAGTTCTTTCATCTTTACGATCTTCTTTTTCTTTTTCTCTGTCTTTCATACCTTGAGTTTCTAAACCTTTTAACTGCATGTTATATTGAAACTCTAAAGCCATAAGTTGTTTTTTAGCTTCTATTTCTTGAGCCATTTTTTGTGTTTCAAGTTGAGCTTTCATTTGTTCAAGTTGCATTTTAGACTGCGTTAAAGATTGATCTTTTTGCATTTCAACTTGAGCAGCAGCTTGAGCCGCCTGCGTGTTAGACTGTGATTGAGCTTGTATGTTTTCTAGTTGCATAGCTCTATCTTTTTCTTGTTTCTTTTGTCTTCTTATTTTTAAAAGCTGATTAGCTAACTTTATGTTTTTTATTTCTCTTAAATCAATAGCATCTTCAAGCTCTATACTTTGTTGTTGTAAAGCCATTTGAATATTATTTTCTAGTATAGCTTTTTCTTCTTCATCTGGCTGTAGCTCTATAAATATACCAAAATCATATAAATATAAACTAGACATTTCTTCTAACGTAGCTACATTATGAACACCCATAGCTTCAATAAAAGCTTCTTTTGTAGGTGAATATTCTAATATATCAGATATTCTAAGAGATAAACACTCAGCTGTTTCAGCTGTTAAAAATAAACCAGAGTTTAATATATGTCTAGTAGCTGTATTGCTATTTGCAGCTGCAAGCTTTTGTATGCCAACTAAAGCGTTTTTATCTGGCATACTACCATCTCTTGCTTCGTTTAAACCGGTTACATCACGTATCATTTGCAAGTAATAATTATATGTTGTAATTAAACTTTGCATTTTATTACCACCACTACCACTTGTTATTTCTTGTATAGGTACTTTACCAGGGTTTATATCACCATCTTGTGTAAAAGATCTACCAATAACACTACCTGTTTGGAAAAACATATTTAGCGCTTCTTGTGGATTATAGTTTGTACCGTTACCTAAATCAACTTCTGCTAAACCATCAGCGTCTAAATAAACACCATCAGGTACCATACGTGATAGTACTTGCTGTAACTTTAAATGAGTTAGTTGTATCATATCAGCAAAACCAGTGATACGTTTGACTAAACTTTCAATTTTACCATTATACATACGAGGAGCTACTATACTATAGTTCATTTTTACTTTAGTATAATTACTTTTAGGTCTCATCATGTTTTTAGCTAACTCCCATTTAAGAAGTTTATCTGTACCTAATATTAAAGCTCCATCATATAAAACTTCAATTGATCTTTGTAATTTTGCGAAGTTACCTTCTTTGCCTTCAGGTGGATTAAAGTTATCGTCTTTTTCTATAGCTTTTTCAGCACCAGTGCCAGTTTCTTTTACTTTATAAACTTCATTCATAAAAGTTCTATAATTAAAATATAAAACTTGTATTTTATTATTATCTTCTTTATCTGAATTATACATACTTCTATTGCTGTTTCTATAATAAGATTTATTACTCATTATATCTTCTAAATCAGATTCTGTTAAAAAAGGAAATTGTTTAGCTAGTTCGTTAACAGGTATAGACTTAACTTCACCTACATAGTATATGTCATCAAAATAAGGTGAATCAGTGTAAGAATAAACTAAATCTGCAGGATCAACATATTTAATAGTTACACCTTCTGAAGTGTTAAATTCTGTTTTTACAGCTCCTATACCAAGAACTGTTAAGTCGTAATAAAACCTTTTTTGTATTAAATCGTAATTATTACCTTCAAATAAAGTGTTTAAAGCTTGTTCTTCAGCTAGCTCAACAGTTTGTTTGTAACTTAGCTGCATGTGAACTTGTAATTCTTCAGGTGTTTCTGGAAGAATCATACCTTTGTTTTCTTTAGTCTCTATGTTAAAAGTATTTAACATTTCTTCATCAAACTCTTTTAACTCCATGTCGTTTAAAACAGACTCCATATAGTTTGTTCTTTTTTCAACACCGTTTGGTGATTGAGAAAAAGCTTTTATATCATACATTCTACCAGACATACCATTAACAACTATGTCTACAAACTTAGGTATAATAGGTACAGGTGTCCAGTCTAAGTTAAGATAAGATAAATCACCGTTTATAGATAACTCATCTTTATACTTTTGTATTGACTGTTCACCTCTAGCGTATAATCTTAAATTATGAAAATTATTATAATTGTTTTTATATCTATTGTTATTATGATTGTTATTAAACCACTCTGTTTCTATAGCTTTAGCAACTTTTAAACCATAATCATAACTTAGCTTTTCAGCGTCGCTTACAACTTGACTTGGAAAATAACTTTTATTATACGCCATATTTATTTTATTATTTGTGAAGTACTGCCTGTGTTTTTATATTTAGCAATACTTATATTTAGTTTTGTTTTTTCTACTTTAGCATTTGGTTTATATAAATTTCTATTACAAGCCATTATTGCTAAACCACTACTAATTGTAGCGTCAAATTTAGTTCTTTTTGTTATATCAAATCTAGCCCAATCATTTAATGTTTTATTAAAATATATATTACCATATACACCTTCTTGCATATAACCTACGTGTGATTGTATATACATTTCAATTGCAGCTGCATGAGCTTGTTTTATATCTTCACTTGAATTAGGTATACCACCTATTTCTTTTTCAGCCGTAGATAACTTATTCCAAACTTTATCAGGCCTATTCATACTATAACCTCTATAACCACGTCTTCGTAAGTAGTATAACAATCTTGGTTTATTATTTTCTGCTAGTAATGGCATGCCGTAAAAAACTAAAGCCATTAACACATCTTCAAAAAATATATCAGCTGTTTGTGGTCTAGCTATATATTCTAAAAAAAAATGATTAGGCGGAGCGTCTTCCATGCTAAATTTAGTTAAACCATGTAAAGCGCCTTTTGAACCTTTACCGTCTACAGTACCGCTAATATCGTAGCTGTCGCAGCCAAAAGCGCCCATATGATCGTTGCCAGGATATTTG